GAATGTCGCTGTGACCCATGTATGTTTTTACACGCCACAAATCATCAGGGTACGCCTGGAGAAGCTTAGATGCATAGTAGTGTCTAAGCTCATGCCAGGTAATAGGTGCAACACCAGCGCGTCTACAAGCGTCCTTGATGCGCTTTAGATACTTCGCTGATGTAACTGGGTGATTAAACTCTGTACCAAAAACAAGTGTGTCAGGATCGTTTGGTCTACCTTGCTGTATGTAGAGCTCTTTAAGTTGTGCAAGTACATCGTGTGTCAGCGGTATAGTACGCAACCCAGAATAAGTTTTAGGATCTTTAAAAACGTTTGCCGTTTTGTGTTCAATAGCGCGGTCAACAACCACCTTGCCACCGTCTAGATCTACTTGCCCCCAGGTCATTGCGCGTTGCTCACCCTGACGCACACCAGTAGTTGATGCAAACCTGGCAAAGAACTGCCATCGAGGACAAAGCTGAGATATGATGCTGTTGATAACATCAGTTGCAATGCGCTGCGCTTTACTTTCGCCAGCAGTGCTTTGTATTTCACCTTTGCGCTTCACACCGTCAAACGGATTAGTTTCTCTACAACCCTCGATGATACCGTAGTTGATCATCATGCCTATTGAGCCACAAATGTTTGTAACAGTTTTAACTTTGCGACCTACTTTGAGCTGATCCATTATCTGGTGTGCGACCATACCTTTAGTTAGATCTGCAACACGCATGTCAGCAACAGACTTGCCATCGACAACGCAATCTAAAAAACACTCTACGTGTCTAACTTTTTCCTGGTGGTAGCTTTTTCTTTGCTCGCCAGCACGATATTCTTTTTCAACTTGTGCAATGTAATTTTTTCCAAGCTCGTAGAATGACCACTTCCAGGCATCGTTAGATTTATTTACGTCTGATGTTTCTTTGAGGAGCGCATCGATGTACGCTTGTGCTTCTTCGCGTGTGTTGTAGTAAGTACGCGCACCATCAGCTAATTCATAACGTGTATCAACGCACCAAGGAGCCCAACCTTTAGCAGCTCTTGATTTCCATTTTTTCGGTGTAATCTGTAACATAATAATCTCCATATTCTGTCGCTATATGCACTGAAGATAATCATTTTATGTTGTAATTACAAGAAAAACCCGCGACCCCCCCCTAACATTTAGGCGCGCAGCCAGGCGCGCAGACACCCCCAAAAGGGGTTAAGTTATTGATTTATAAGGAAAAAGAGTGGCGCGGTTGACGGGGCTCGAACCTGACAAATAGCTGTTTATATTGCATTTTTCTACAGTTTTTGCAGTATTTTGCACCACTTCGCGCATAGGTGTGCGTATGCGTCAGGCGCGTGCTAGGCGCGTTGCGCGCCTAATTACGAATCAAAATCAGGCTCTGGTCTAGCCTTTGGTTTAGGCATACTTGAAACTCGATGTGTTTGCTCACACTTCATAAGTATCACACCATAACGCGCTTGCATAACGTCACGCAAATCTGTCTGCGTAACAGCCACACAATCATCATATGACTCAAACATTATGATGTGCTGGTATGCGTTGTCTTGTATGCCATAGGTCAGCCACAAGATCGTCCAGTACTTTATCATTTCTTTTTGTTCTTATTGATACGTGAGATACGTTTGCCTTTGCGTACTGCATCAGCCTTAGAACTGGCTCCCCAATCACGCAAGGCCTGTAGTAATGGCGTAGCTTTACCATTCTTTTTTTCTGGCCCAGGCATTTTTCCCATGCGCTGTAAAAACGCAGCTCGCCTACCGGAGTTACCAGATTTCTCAGGAGCCCTAGCCACCGTATGAGCCCATCATGCTTTTCTTTTTCTTTGGCTTCTTTGCAGTCTTTGCTGCGTCCTTAAAGTTCTGCGCCGTAGGAGCTCCAGGTGATCCAGGCTTACGCATTTTCTCGCCACTACCAGCAGCAATGCGCTTTCGTTTCTTGTGAATATTTTCATATAATCCAGGCATCTTATTTCCTTTCTCCAAAAGATGACATCATTGATTTCTTTTTAGGTTGCTTTTTTCTTAGCTCCGCAAAATCAGCAGCAGTAATTTTGTTTGTGGGCGCAGCGGCTGAAGCTATTTTCATTTGTTTAGATGTTAGCTTTTTCGCTTGTTTTGTTCCTGGCATTACTAACTCCGTTTTTTGCTTTTCATCATTGGTTTCTTTTTTTTAGGACTGTGGCTTAAAGGTTGACTACTTGCCGTGTGCTCTGCGCCAGTATGCAATGTACCGTCAGGCATTTTGTGCGTTGCACCTTTGTACAGTTTTCCGTTAGGTAAATAGTGTGGTTTTCCAGCAGCCATTACTTTCCCTTTCCATATGACGTCATTATTGATTTCTTTGGCTTCGGTTTCTTTTTCATGGTAGCTCCTTTCACACCATCAGTTCAAAATGTGGGGCATCGATAAACGGTCTACGACCTTGTCCTCTACGAGTGTCTATATAGTCATTCATTGCCGCCTCCATGACACCATCCCACTGCGCTATATTCGGCACAGTCCATGCAGCTCCCCACCTAACAGGAACATCTACACTTCGGGCGCCCTCAGCCATAGCATCAGCAATATCGTCATATAGGTTTAGCTCCCAGCTGCCGCGTGAGCCTATGTAAGCCATAAGGTCTACTGCTAGGCCATCGATGTGCTTAGACTTCATTGTTTGGCTTGCTCCTTTAGCGACAAGCTCTTTCTGTTCTTCTATTGTGCGCAGCCCACAAATTACACCGAAGTCTATTTTAGTTGCACCGATAGCATGTTTGACAATTGCGACCAGGCGCTCATCTACACCCTCTAGCTTTTCTAAACTGCGATTGCTTAATTTAAATGTCATTGATTTTTCTCCACTGGTTTCATTCCCCATTGCCTAGTGTACCCAAACTCTTCATAAGCAGCCGCCCATCTATTCTCAGTAAATGTTGCAAATGAGATAAGCTTGTCTGTATCTGCGTACAGCTGATTGACCCACTCTGTGTTGTCTGCGACTTGGTTTTCTAGGTGTTCTATTCTGTGAGCTTGTTTGCTAACCCAGAACGTACCAGCCACAACCTGGGCAATCATTGCTATTACAAGAGCAAAAGGAACTTTGAGATCGCTCACCTTTTACTCTCCAAATATAATCGCCAACAATTTACTAGTGTGTTTATGCTAACCGCACTAAACAGCATGACCCACTGCCACATCTCCATTTACTTTCTCCCGAAAAATTGTTTGCCGCCTCTGATGCCAACGGCTGCTGTGCACACAGTAAACACTAACCAGGTGTACCATTCTGGTAGCTCTGCTAATCTATCAAAACCATTTTTAACTGTTTGCTCTAAGCCAGGAATGAAACATAAAATTACTGGTACAAGTACAGCAAACGTTACCACTTCATCTTTAATTGATGACTTAGTGCCCTCTGCCATTATGCGTTCCCAATCAGCAACGCTGGTTTTTTCTGACAATAATATCTTTGCTTTTGCTTCTGCTTCAGTAAGTTTAAGCTTTGCTTCTGCTGCTTGCTTTGTAGTTTTTGCGTCTAACCAGCTACCAGCTAAACTAGCTACTGGGCCTATCAGTGATTGGAGCATTTTGCACACCTCCTCTATCTGTCTTGGCTTCCTTGCCTAGCCACAAGGCAAAGCTTGCAGAGAGCATTGCCGTAACTAAGCTTACGAATGCAGACTGTTGTGTTGTCGGATCCTCTAGGGTCATAAACCAAAGGCATACTTTCCAGGTCAAAATAATCTGACACAAGAATGCAAGCCTTGGAAGTAGTTTAAGTTCATCTAGATAACTAGCTGTTATTGCTACCATTTCGCTTCCTCGCCATGTGTAGTGCTATTGCCCTCTCACGTGTAATACACAGGACATATCCATTCTCATCGTAAAGAATGAATTTGTTTTTACATTCGCGTAAAATCACCGTTTAATTTTATTACCAACGACCCTGGTATAAACCTACACCATAAATCATACCGCCCAGCAATCCGCATCCAACAAGCAAACAAACAAAGGTTGCAGCTATTGTAATCAAGCGCTCTATCGCTTCTTGTTTTGCATACAGCTGTTCTTTACGCTGCTTACGAATTTGACCTTCTATCTTCTTTAGTTCTTTAACGTAACTTGGCCCCCAGTGTGCGCTTAGAAAAGAATATAACTCTTCGCGCATATGGTCTGCTTTTGTTTTGGCTTCGAATACAGCCAAGGCTTCTGCCTCAACAGAGCCTGACATTTTTTTCCACCAAGGAATTTTGTTTGTCTTATGTTTTTGTTCGAGGTGTGTAAGGTCTGACATAGCAGATCCCCACTTTGCTAGCTGGCCTACACAGTCTTGCATGTCACGCCCAGCGCTCACGGCTTTCTTAATATAACTCACAGCAGAAGAGGCCGCTGAAATAGCAGCTGTAACCGTAACAGGATCCATGTGAGTGTACCTTGTGAACTAACCTAAAAAGTTCATGCGTAGTAAGAGCAACAAGCTTGCTCCAGTGATTGCAATGAGTATATACTCTAAGCGTTTTATTCTTGATTGCAGATCTTTTATTGTAAGCTCAATGGTAGTCTTGATTGCAATCACATCTTTTTCTACCTGGTCAATACGAGAATGCGCCATTGATAATGTACGTGTTCGCTTGTCCATGTCCATTAACTAGGCTCCGTTGGAAATGTTACGTTGTGTGGAAATCCAGATTGCTCCGGTATCTGTCGCAAATCACCACGATAATTATACCAGGCGATTGGTACGTCTTGACCAAGTTCTTTAGCACGTATTGTTACCCAATCACTTTTTGCCAGCAACTCATCTCGTTGCGCTCTTACTTTTGCAGCCGCCTCTGCATCTAGCTTTGCCTGATACGCAGCTTCATGCTCGGCTTTTGTGGTGGTTGTTTCTTTACCATCTTTATCTGTTTCAGTAGTATCAGTAAACATATCTTTGGCTACATACTTTTCTACCCAGTTGCCATTTGCATCTTTCTCAACGCCATCTCTTGCGCTGTATTGGTATGCGCCTACTGTAGCGGCTGGGCTTGCGAGCACTGGGTCAATATTCAAAGCATCACACACGTTACTATCCCAAACTCGCGGCAGAGACATGTTGCGATTAAGAGCTCTCACCTCGCCTTGCGATAAAACTTCACCGCTTGTTCTGTTTCTGTATTCTGACATCAGTTGATACTCCTTTCTGTCAGTTGATTATGCGATTGCGTAAAAGATATACTTTTCACCATTATTATTTGGGCTATTAGAATTACCATTATAGACCACTTTAAAACCACCAGAATAAGGCTCTAACCAATCAGAATTATTGTTATGTGCATTTGTGCCATTTAAACGAATCCAATAAGAGTTTGGTGAAGCAGTTAGACCCCTAGCAGTATCCCATACGCTCCAGTTGCCAACTGAATTTTCAATATTTTTAGTTAAAACAAACCTAGCTCCCGACGAGAAACCACATTCAATGTTTTGAGAATCACCTGCACTTGATCCGTTCCCAGTGTAAGAACCAAGTTTACTTACATTTGCTACGGTAGCGAAAAGGTAGGCTATGTAGGTTTCTCCACTACCATTAGTACCACTACTTGCACTTAGAGATAAGACCGATGAGGTTGGTGCTGATGTAAGTGGTTGATATGCTGTGCTTGCAGCACTATAGTCATTTAAAAATAAATACGATTTTTGACTTGGATAAGAGCCTGATGTTAAATCTTTATGATACACTATCCAATAGTCAGTATTGCTTCTCTCTTTCCACCATATCATTTCAGGCACTGCTGATAAGTTATGGTTTATAGTTCTTGTGCTTCCTGTGCCTGTGTAGGCTACAACATCAAAATACGAGGGTGCTCTTTTCCACATCCATGTAACGGCTGCTAATGTACTATTTTGATTGCCTTCCTCATAAGAATTATTAAAGACATTTACTACTGTAGGGTATTGATTGCTTGTTTCTGCGCTAGTGCTATTTGTTTTTAGCATTGCATTACCAGATGTGCTGCTAGGGTCTGTTGCAAAACCTCTTAAACGATCTTCAATAAATCTATCTTGACCGCTAAAACTTGTAGCAGCTTGAAGAGACATATCTGCTGCAAAATTGGTAGAAATTGTTGAGTTATTTAAAGTTCTAGTATTAACATGAAAAACATTAGTTGCACTCTCTGGCTGTGCGAGTGGGCCTCTGCGAATTGCCATGTAGATGTAGGTGTCTCCAGAAGCGTTATAATATGGCGCAGAATATGGGACAGTAAATCCTGTTGCTGTAGGCTGAAATGCCTCATTGTAAGTAGCCTCTGCTGAAGTAGCATCAGCCGCTAAATAAGCGTCAGCACTACCTACAGGCATACCACGCATTACATCATAAATCCTCCACGGAGCACTGCTATTTGAACGTCTATGAAGTATCCACTGAGGTTCAAAACCTAAATCAATATGCTGAGAAGAGCCATTCCCACTATAACTACCACATTTAATAATATCTTGGTCACTGTCAGGGCCAAACCCACCGTCATTATTGTTGTGTGCGAATATGTAGGCAATAGCAGTAGAATTTATTGGTATTGCTGTTCCGACATCTGTCGTAAAACTTGTACTTGTTACGTTATTAATAACACCATCATAAGTTGCAACTGCACCTGTAGATTCTAAACGCAAGTACTGTGTAGTACCTATGCCACGATGCCATACGTACCAACTTCCAATGCCATCGTCTTTTATGATAATCATGCCTGGAGTTGAACCAAGTGAGTGATTTATGGTTTGCTCAACTGCGCTCCCCCCTGTGGAAAACTGAACAATATCAAAAAACTTAGGGGCTTTGCGAAAACTCCATGAGACATAAGTTCTATTGTTTACATTATTATAATCTCCTGTTCCATGCAGGGTAAAACCATCAGTATTAAATGAACTAATTTCAGTGCTCGCATTGGCTGCCGCACTACTATTATCACTCATAAGAAATTTATTTGATACATTATCAACTAAAGCATGATTATAAATACTAGTGCTTCTTTCTTTTGACCAAACTAAACCATATTCAGAACTTAAATCTAAACCATTCGTAATTTGTTGCGTAGAACCGTTTCCAGTATATAAATCAATGCTAAACACCTCATCTACATCAAGAGTTCCACCACCAGCTGCTCCGGCTGCACCTTGAAGCGCCTGTATTATATTTCTAGTTGACATATTATGACCACGGCTTTCCTGTATTTGTAACTGGCGTTTTTATTTTCTGTAATTCTTCAGTTACTCTTTGCTCAATAACAGATGTATTGATTTGCGATTTTGCCCAAGAAATACAGTTTGCTTCTGTTACATCGTTATATGCAATAAAGGTATCTAAGCTAGGATCTGGATTGTGTTTTGTTACACCACCAAGACCCCAGTTATTAGTTCCATCTGTGCCACTTAGATGCCAGTTAATGCTAACTATTCCACCATTAGAAACATTACTTTCTACTGAAGAAACAGACCAAGTAAGTGCTATTGTCATAATGAACCCTTTTCTATGCTGCTGCGTCTATTACTCTTGCACCGTACCAATTAGTACCGGCATCAATTGAAGTAAAAACAAGTATATCGGTTTCACCAGAAGCAGGAGCATCTGGCGCACTGCCTCCTGCCCAATCAACAGTATTAGGCCATGTTATTGTGTGAGAACCACCAGACGTTAATTTAAGGACAAAACCTATTAGATAGCCTGTACCGATAGCTCCAACACTAAATGTAAAAGTCGTATTGCCAGATGTAGTTAAGCTAAAACTACTATGTGTGCTTGCAGTACACGTTGGTGTTGTGCCAGTGAGAGCGCTATTTAATGCAAATGTTTGTTGTAAATATGAATATGCTAAAACAGAAGTGCCAAACGGATCTAAATAATAACTTGAACTTGCTGAATCAACAAAACGTGGAGCAACTACATCACCAGCAAACGTAGCAACACCGCTTGCGTCTGTCGTAACAAAAGCACTCGCATTTGTTGTGCCTAGCGCGTTTGGTAACTTGACAGTATAACTTGCAGATGCGCTGTGAGGCGCAGACTGTATTGTTATGCCGTGGCTGTTATTTTCACAGTTAAGTACAATCGATCCTTGGTTTGTATTACCTTTAACGACAACTCGTCCAGTGCCATTTGGCGCAAGGTCAATGTCTGCATTAGAAGTAGTGACAATGTCTTGTCCGTTCATATCAAGGTTACCGCCTAGTTGCGGTGAAGTATCGCTTGATACATCAGCTATACCGGGAGAAATGCTAACCCAAGCAGATCCGTTGTAATACTTTAAAACATTAGCAGTGCTATTGTAAGCAAGATCGCCTTCATCGAGACTACTTGTAGGATCTGAGCTGCCAACGCGATAGCGATCTGCAAAGCTATTTACGCCAGAGATATTAGTAGCAACTGTTGTAATATTGCTGTTTGCGCCGGCAACTGTTGTAACATTTGCAGATATACCAGCCACAGTTGATATGTTTGCCGAAATACCAGCCACAGTGTTTACGTTGCTTATTGCGCCAGCAACTGTATTTATATTGGATATACCACCAGCCACAGCGCCAATATCAGTGCCATCAGCTGCAACTGTTGTAACGTCACTGGCAATGCCGGCAACTGTTGTAACATTACTTGCTACACCAGCAACTGTATTGATGTTTGAAGAATTTGCTGCAACTGCGTTTATGTTTGTTTGGTTTGATGCAGCAACAGTAATGGTTATAAACGCAGAACCGTTCCATACTTTCATCTCACCATCTGTCGTATTAAAGTATAGCGCTCCTGTTATCAGTGCATTACCGTCATTGTCTGTTGATGGGTCACTAGACTTTGCGCCTAAGTATCTATCATCTAGACTGTCAAAGCTTGCAGCCGCACTTGTTGCACTTGCTGCTGCCTCACTAGCTTTTGTCGTTGCAGTCGTTGCGCTTGTTGCTGCCTCGCTTGCCTTAGTTGTTGCCGTAGTTGCACTTGCAGCGGCATTGGTTGCAGATGTTGTTGCAGATGCAGCATCAACTAATAAATCCCACTTTGCGCTATCAGTGTTGCTTGTTAGTGGCTGTGAGCCGCTAGATGTATGCGCTGTGTTAGCTATAAAAATATTGTTTGTGCTGGTATCTTTTACGATGTCTCGCACCACGTAACTTGTAGATGCACCCCAGTTACCTTTAAATATCCCGATAGCTTGCGTAATGCTGACGTTTCCCGAACCATCAAAAGCAAAAATCTTATTAGCTCTATCTGTCGCAGATATTGTAAATTCAGATCCGGTTAGCGTGTTTGTTTTAGAAGCCTTAATAGTACGAGCTAATTCCTCTTCATGTTTTTGTGTAATAAACACAACTTTGTCTAAGGCTTCTTCTAAGCTTTCTGCTGGAAAGGCTGTATTAGGAACTAAGTCTAACCCCTGAGTAAGAGGCTGTTCGCGAATGATAACAACAGTAACGCCACTGGCTGGCGCAGATCCAAACACAACATTACCACCACTAGCCTCGCCTACCCCAGTAACTGTGTAATGCGTTGTTATTGTCTGGGTTGTTTCCGTACCATCAGCTGCCCTAAGTATGACAGTAAGATCGTCTTGATCAAAGACTTTAAAGGTATATGCAAAAGTAGTTAGCGAACCATTTCCGGAATAACTAACTTTATTTGTGCTGCTAGATACTGTCATCGTCTACCTTCCTTCTTGAGGCGTTTTACTTGTTGATATGCTTTTTTAAGATCTTCATTGCCTGGTCTTTCCATAAGCACAAGAAAACCTTTATCTATAAATTTTTCATTAATCTTACGTAGCAGCGCTACTCTGTTTTTATCTGGTAACCTTTTGTAAGTGTTACTCTGCGTAACTGCTTCTAGTGTCTGACGAAATGTCAGTTCTCCAAACCCACTGCGTTTTACCGTAATTTTATTTTTAGCAAGCCTAATTAGATCTGACTGTAAGCCATAACTAAGTGTAATATTGTCGTATTTTTCTGGGTTTGTTAAAGGCCACTGATATGTTATATCGTGCAACCGCAAAAGTTCTTTTTCATAGTTTTGCAGTGCATCACCGTCTTTGATACGAATACCAGTAAGCGCAGAGAATATTGCAGCACCAGGACTAGTTGCAAAGCTTACGTCTTCATCGCCAACCACCTCGCCTAGTGTGTCGTACACTACAGCATTACGGTCACGCTCATCTCTAAAAAAACTGTCTTTAGATTGCAGTGAGTCCATCTCTTGATAGAAACTTATAAACGGACTGTACCATTCTGTTTTAGGTGTGCCGACCAAGTTATAATTAGGACTACCGTCTGTCTTGGCATATTTATATATTCTGCGCCCATCTTGCTCTTGAAATTGTAATACATCCTCTAACGTGTAGTATTCAAAATCTTCGCGTGGCTTTACCTTTGTTGGATCCGCTAACCGCTGAAACATGCGCTGCAAAGAGGACAACGGATTAGGCAATCCAACAGGCGTTGCGCTTTCAGCGTATGATCGAGCAAGCTTTGCAGCATCGTAACCATCTAAGAAAGCTACTACATCAGCTACACCTTGCAGCATTGGTAATTCTTTGTAGTACTCTAGCGTTGCAATAACACTAGCGTGAAAATAATTCTTTTGCAGCTCTGGGTCTTTTGTTCTGTTGGCTCTCTGCACAGTATCCGCTGTGATTGCTAAGATACCACCTATCGGTTCATATCCAGAAAAGCTTACATATCTTAGTGGCCCATTAGGTCTACCAAATACATCATACAGATCGTCAACACCTTCGGGCCAGCCCTCACCTTTTAGTACGAAGCTGTAAGGTTGCCAGCCTGGTGGTAGAGCCTCACGTTCTTTTTGTGTTTCTGGCATACCGCCAGTAATACGCCCATCCATAGCGTACTGCGAAACTTTCCAAGTTGTAGCCATGCCAAGAGACAAACGACCAGCTGCTAATTGCTGTGCTCTTGGGCCATTTCGACCAAGCAAATCAGTTGCTGATTTACTAAACGGTGTGTATTCCATTGTTCGCAAAAGTGCGTTTGTAGGTGCGGTAACAAACGGCACAATAAACCGACCAAGCAACGTTCTTTGAAACTTGCCCACAACTTTGCCAAAAATGCCCAAGTCACTTTGTAATGTATCAAACTTTGCTTTTACATCTAACTCATCAGCTACAGCTCTAGTATCGAGCATTAGCATACCAGCCTCATCTAAGGCTTCTTGCTTAGATCCACCGTTTCTAATTGTATGCTGATATCTTTTGTTTAGCGCTGTGTATAGCTCGCCACGTTGAGATATTGTTTTAGTAAACTCGTCTGCTGCTAAAAGTAACCGAAATGGTATACGGACACGTTTGCCCAGTTGATCTAGTGATTTGCCAAACATAGACTCAGCGTCTTTAAAACCTGGCTGATATTGATCAATGTCTAACTTGCTAGAACCAGCTGGGAGCTCAGTGCGCCATGCTATTGAAGCAGCTTTCATTGCATCGCCAAAAGCATCGCTCCAGCCTTTTACGCGCAGCATCGCATCTTCTATGTAGATTTGATCTTCTGCTATTGGATAGCGCATTCCTAATTGCTTACGCCCACCTCTAATAACTGAACCATAAACACCAGCAAATATTTCTGTTGGCAATTGAAACAACATAAATGTGGCGTTAGAAAATATGTTTTTAAACTGTGTTGATGGTGATGATAACAACCCAGCTAGATATGCTTCATGCACCATTTGTTTTGTTTTTGCATAGTACCCAGCGTTAGCAAAATCATTGATGGCTCTCATGCCACCTTCTTTACCTACTCGTAGCAATCGATCTGCCATCTGATCTGTTACACCGTCTTGTCCACTATCAGCTAAAAGACGTTTTGCTTCTGCGCCAAATTGCTCTGCTGTGAGCTCACCGCTTACTGGTATCTGAAAAGATTGTAGCGCTCTGGCAGCTTCTGTTTGTGCGCCTTTAAGCTGTAACTGTATGCCGCTGTGGATAGCTAACTGCCTACGAAACTTAAGACGTACATCTGCGCCAGCTCCGTTTTTAATTTGTTTTGCAAGATCTTCTAGTCTTGTTGCACTACGCACTAAAAGTTCTCTTGCCGCTACAAACTCATCCGCTGACAAGCCACCGTCACCAATACGCCTAGAAAGCAATCGATCTGTAAAACCAATTTCATCAGCTAAGATTATCATAGCGTCTTGCTTAGTTTTATTGTTTGGTATTTTGCCTCGTGTGCGAGCTACAGTTTCATCACCGTAAACTTCACCTACAGCCGTAATCATAGCTTTTACGTCATCTTCTGTATCAACGTAATCAAAGTTAAAATCACCGCCATCTTGCAATGATTTGATATTTTGTTGTTTTTGTGCAGTACGCAGCAACACTTCGTCTGCTACCGTTTCATCAATAACACCAGTTTCTGGTTTAAACCCACGCTTGTCGGCCTGTAAAGCTCGCTGTGCTTGCTCGTTTACATTTATAGCTAAATCTTCAGCTGACTGTGATTGCTCACTTAGTGCGCTCTGTGCGTCTTTTAAAACATCTGTAGGTGCTTCTTCTCCGATGCCAAAAGTTGACATGCCTCTGTCTTTAAATTTTTCTACACCCTCTGCACTAAGTATTTGTGGTGCAAGCTCTCGTTTTGTTGCTGCTTCAGAATACAAACCAGGTTGGTCAACTAAGCCACGCTCTTGCGGTGTTGGTACTCGCGGAGCAACTCCGACTGGAGATTGTTTTGTACCAGCGCTCGATTGTTTCGATACGCTTCCGTCAACACTATCTATAATATCTACAACTGGCGCAAAAAGTTTTAAAAGATTTCCAAGCCCAGCAACTTGCACACCTTGCGCTGGATCGGTTGCAAACTCTGTAGGCGCACCAGCTGCATCGATTTGCGCTCTTTGTGTTTGCTCTTCAGCTAAGTCTAGTGGATTTACTGCCATGATGCCTCACGCAAAAAAGGCCGCATAAGCGAC